TGAAACATAACTTCCTTAAACGGATTAGATTTGTTAAATTTGGATGGAACAATACGAATTACTGCTTTGCCAATAGGTGGAGCCCAAAATGTCTTAGTACGGTCTTCTTTAACTAATCCGCCTTTTTTGTTTTGCAACGATTGCATTCGTTGCTTAATTGATTGTAAGTCCATGTTGTAACATATTTATTTTTAAATTATAATTAAATATAGCATTAAAAAAATTAAAGGCCAAACTTATTTCCATTTCCATGTAAAACCTCTAGCTATTTTTAGTTCACCACGACAACATCTTCCTATATTATCGTTATAATAACCATACATTTCTATAGCGGCTTCTTTAGATGATTCCCATTCTTTTACAAATTCTCCTTGTTTAGTGAATTGTAAAACAGGTTTTCTTATTTTACTAATAAACTTAATTGTTTTAGGTCTAGAATTAGCTTTAGTCATTTTTTGTTTTGTAGCGTCTGAAAATTTACGACCTAATAAATTTTTACTTATTTTTTGTTTAGTTTGTTCTGTATGATATTCAGGACCACCCCCTCCTTTTTTGTTTGGATTCATTATTATAAATCCCCATTGTCTAAATTGTTCTATCCAATATGTTTCTAATGGTGTCCAATCTTTACGGTTTAATGAATGTATTTCATCAATATAATCAAAAGTAATTTGAGGACCAAACTTAAATTTATGATCATTCTCACGAGAATTATTTTTGGTTTTTCCTATATAAACTTTATTAGGATTATTATCTATATTAGTAATAAGATATATTTTAGTGACATTTGTCATCTATTATAAATATCTCCACACACGTCAAAGGAGGCCAAACTTAAGTTAACAAAAGCTTTCATTTCTGAAAGCTATGTTTAAATTTATCTTTATTTATAATTAATATTATCCAGCTTCCCATTTTTTATCATTACTCCAACTCAAAGCAATACCTTTTGAATCATCACTATAATTTTTAAAATTAACTTCTAAATTATAAAATGGATCACCACCATTAAGATCAAACCCCCCACCATTCTTCATAATATCAATAACCTTATCTAAGTTTTTAGGTTTGATAGGTCCTAACGCATTTAAAATATCTTCTAATCTTTCATGATCAAAAGGTTTAGATACTAATTTATCTAATATATCTGCCATTTTTTGAATTTCTGGATCTTTTTTTTCCTCTGGCTTTTTATAGGTACCATTAAGGATACTATCTACTTTACTATAATCTGCTTTTCCCTCAGTTTCAATTGATTCTTGATATTCATTTTCAGTGATTATTCCAGCTAAGCGTTTTAGTTTTGCTATTTCGTTGATATTCTGTTTCATTTTAAATAAGTATTTATAGTAATAAATATATTAAATATATTAAATATTAATTATTTTGTGAATTGTTGTTTCTAATTTTCGTAATTGATCAGGACCTTGTGTAAGTAAAATGGTATTACGATAATCACTCCATTCTATTCTATAATTAGGATCTGCATAACCATTATTTAAAGATTTAATTAACGCGTTTAAAGCATTAATAGTATATAAAGTATTCGATTCTTTCTTACGATGTACTAATATAGTATTAGGTAATACAGATGTTGTACTCATATTACCTGGGTCGATATTATAAGTGAATATAACTTCTTCACTATCTTTTGATTCTAAAATAAAAATTTTATTATATAGAATAGAGTAGCGACCAGTTATAGTATCTAATGTTTGATCTATGTCTTCTTTCTTTGAGAAAGTTGCGAATAACTTATTACCTGCCATTTCTGTTGTTAATAATAACGTACTATCTATAAATATGTTACTATCTTCGATAAATGATGTTTTTGTATCCATTCTATAACTGTTTTATAATATGATGCAGATATAATATCTGCGTGTGTATTGTGTTTTTTTCTGTTATATTCTTTAGTTACTATTTGAAGATTATCTAGATGCCACATAACACTTATTGGTGTTCCTGTTTTAAACCATGAAATTGGAATTTTATGATCTAATTCATATCCTTTATTAATCAATCCTATTTTATCTACAAAATCTTGATATTTGTAACCTAATAATTCTTCAGTTGTTTTACCTTTTTTATTTTTTAAAAAATTATAAATTTGTGATTTTATAATATTAAGAGTATTATATTCTATATCTTCTCTTTTTTTCTTATCATATTGATTTCTCCATTGTTTGGTTTTTTCAATATTTCTTTTACGATATTCTTTATAATACCCTGGTTTTAGTTTACTATATGATGGTTTTAGTTTTTGTTTTTGTAAAATAATATCTTTATTTTCAATATAGTATTCATTAGATTTTTGAATATAATGTTCTTTATTTTTTATATAATGCTGTTTAGCACTATTGTTATGACATTTTTTACATCTATTTGATATACCATCTTTTTTATTTTTATCTTTATAATAATTACTTATATCTTGCTCAATTTTACATTCACTACATTTTCTCATAATATTTTATTTATTATAAATATCCCCAGTAGCGAAGAGTTTGTCTTACTTTTTAATTAAAGCGCCATAATTCTCGCCAACACTCATACGGGTTGGAAAACCATCAGCCTCTAGTTCTTGTTTAATTTTTGGTAATAGTGTTTTAATATCTTCCTTAGCTACATCCAATAATATAGAATCATATGTGTATAATACTATTTTAGTTTTTTTGCCTTCTAATAATTTTAATACACGTTCTAATGTTAATACATTATAATATGTTTCATAAGACTGAATTAAGTAGCTTAGTATTTTATTTTTATTTGGATTTTCTATTTTTACTTGTGGTATAGTAATGCCTGAAGGTAATATTAAACTGTTAAGGAGTGATGACTTAAATTCTTTCCATTTATTATCTAACCAATCATCTAATTGAGAAAAAAATGGAAACCAAGCGTATTCTTCTCTAATACCACCATATATGTTTTGAAACATAATTTCTTTAGGTATTTCATCATATGGTTCACCTTCAAATTCATAATCAATCATTTTACCAATTATACGTGGATGGTAAGCACTATAATCAAATTCAACAAAAACATAATTAGTTGGTTCAAATGATTCACGCGCTACACCCTTAGGTAAAGCGGCGAAATTAACGCCATTAAATGCGTTTGATGGGCGAGTAGTTGAATTATATAAATTGTATTGTGTATAAACTGTATTCCCGTAAATCGAATTATCTTTCCAATTAGTTTCAAAATGTTTATTAAACTTACGTGGATCAATACCTATACCATTTTTTTCAATTTCATAGAATACATTAGTAAATGTATCTAAAAAGTTATTTTTATAATTAGTATAAAATTTAGAAAAATATAATTTATCCTTTAAATGAGCGTATATATTTTCCCATTTTTCATAATGCTTAGGTATTGGTATTAATGTATTTAGTTCATTTATATAATATTTTTCACGATTAAAATCAGTATGTACTTTAGTATCAAACTGTGATTCATCAACATAATTAGCAAAATTTATATCTAATAAATTATCACCTGGAAGGAAATATAAATGATATTTTTTATCTAAAACATAAGCAGTATTAATACTAGAAATAAATTCCTTAACAGTTTCCCAATCTAATTTAAATGCTTCACTATGGTCTATAGGCAATATATAACCTTTCTCTCCATCATTGTAATATACTAAACATGGTTTAGTTAATGATGGATGACGATTATCATTTAATGTGATAATATTAATGAAACAAGTATTAGTTTCTGGTTTGCCTAATTGTTGAAGTTGTTCTTTTGTTTCGACTATATAAAACATAACCTTTATTATTAGATTAAATATATAGTTAAAAACTTAGATTACCAAATTTAAGAAGTTGGATTGTTACAATAATATAAAGTTGTAGTGTTTGCTTTACAGTTTGTACCAGGGTGTTGAATTTCGCATATAGTATGAGCTTGAACTCCTATAACTGGGTTGAAATTGCTAATAACAAATTTGGGTGTTGTTAAATAATTGGTTCCACAATAGTAGGTTTCATGTGATGATAAACAAATGTCAGTAAATATAGCACCTTCTATAGCTCCAAAATATATAGGTGTATTGTTTGGATATGATAACACTCCTATACGTAACTCATCTCCACTTCTTAAATTATTTATAGTTCCTAAGAAAGTACAAGTTGTAGATGTTATATTACCTCCTAATAATGTACCAATTACAGTATTATTGATTGAATAATATAATCTAGCCGCTGTTTCACCAGAACCATCAATTACAGATTCAATTGCAGCTGAAATAGTAGCACTATATACTGGTGATGAAAGTGATACTGATATACTAGGTGTTTTACTTATTGATGTACTAATACTTGGTGTTTTACTAGGAGATGGAGGGGAAGGACATGAAATACAAGCACCAACTGGAGATGCTGTATAAAGACTTCCATTTCTTTGGAATTGTCTAACATTAGTTCCATCTGATATAAAGAATAAATTACCCGAAATTACTAAACTATCAAAACATGCTTGGCTAGCAGCTCCAACAGTAATACCTGAACAACCACATAAAGTTGGAGTACCTGTAAATGTTATTCTAAAGGCATCACAAAATGAACCACCAGATCCATTACAAGCGACTACATCTGTGAGAGCAGCTGTGTAATCACCTGGTGGGGTTATTGAAGGAGTTAAAGTAATACTTGGTGTTCTACTAGGTGTAGCTGTTCTACTAGGTGTGATACTAATAGTTGTTGTTGGTGAAGGAGTAGGTGGGCGTGAGTCTGGAGGTGTTGTACTAGGTGTTGTAGTAATACTAGGTGTAGTACTGGCTGTTCTAGTAATACTTGGTGTTCTAGTAATACTAGGTGTTGTGGTAATACTAGGTGTTCTACTTGGTGTTGTAGTAATACTTGGTGTTGTAGTGATACTTGGTGTTCTACTTGGTGTTGTAGTAATACTAGGTGTTGTAGTAATACTTGGTGTTGTAGTGATACTTGGTGTTCTACTTGGTGTTGTAGTAATACTAGGTGTTTGAGTAATACTAGGTGTTTGAGTAATACTTGGTGTTATAGTAATACTAGGTGTAGTACTTGATGTTAATGTTATACTTGGTGTTGTAGTAATACTAGGTGTTAATGTAATACTAGGTGTTACACTAGGTGTTGTGGTAATACTAGGTGTTAATGTAATACTTGGAGTTAAGCTAATACTTTGTGATATACTTGGAGTAAGTGATATACTAATACTAGGTGTTAAACTTGGTGTAGTACTGATGCTAGGTGTTATACTTGATGTTAATGTAATACTTGGTGTAGTACTGATACTAGGTGTTCTAGTAATACTAGGTGTTAATGTTATACTAGGTGTAAGACTAGGTGTAGTACTAATACTAGGTGTTATACTAATACTTGGCGTCAAGGTAATACTTGGTGTAAGACTAGGTGTAGTACTAATACTAGGTGTTATACTAATACTTGGCGTCAAGGTAATACTTGGTGTTCTACTTGATGTTAATGTTATACTAGGCGTTAATGTGATAGTAGGTGTAGTACTAACACTTGAAGTAAGTGTTATACTTGGAGTAATACTAGGTGTAGTACTAATACTTGGTGTTTGAGTGATACTAGGTGTTCTAGTGATACTAGGAGTTAATGTAATACTAGGAGTAAGTGATATACGATGTGTAATACTTGGTGTAGTACTAATACTAGGTTTTCTATTAATACTAGGTGTTAATGTGATGCTAGGAGTGTTACTTAAACCAACAGAAACAGGAGGAGTATTACTAACACTTGGAGTAAGTGTTATACTTGGTGTAGTCGATACACTAGGTGTAATGCTAATACTAGTTGTTATACTTGGAGTAGTACTAATACTTGGTGTTAATGTAACACTAGGTGTGGTGCTGATACTAGGTGTAGTACTTGATGTTAATGTGATGCTAGGTGTAGTACTAATGCTAGGTGTTAATGTGATGCTAGGTGTAGTACTAATACTAGGTGTAGTACTAACACTAGGAGTAGTACTTGATGTAAGTGTGATACTTGGTGTTAATGTGATACTTGGTGTTAATGTAATACTAGGTGTAGTCGATACACTAGGTGTTAATGTTATACTCGGTGTATCAGTAATACTTGGTGTTAATGTGATACTTGGCGTTAATGTGATACTTGGAGTAGTACTGATACTTGGTGTTAATGTGATACTTGGTGTTTCACTTATACTAGGTGTGGTGCTGATACTAGGTGTAGTACTTGATGTTAATGTGATGCTAGGTGTAGTACTAATGCTAGGGGTTAAAGTAATACTTGGAGTAGTACTAATGCTAGGTGTAGTTGATATACTAGGTGTTAATGTAACATCAGGTGTAGTACTAACACTTGGAGTTAACGTAATACTAGGAGTAAGAGATATACTAGGTGTAGTACTTGGTGTGAGTGTAATACTTGGAGTTAATGTGATACTTGGTGTTTCACTTATGCTAGGTGTTAATGTGACGCTAGGTGTTCTACTTGATGTTAATGTAATGCTAGGTGTTCTACTAGGAGTTCTACTAATACTTTGTGTTATACTAGGTGTTAATGTGATGCTAGGTGTAGTACTAATGCTAGGTGTAGTACTAATGCTAGGTGTAGTACTTGGTGTTGATGTGATACTTGGTGTTAATGTAATACTTGGAGTTAATGTGACACTTGGTGTAGTACTAATACTAGGTGTTAAACTAATACTTGGTGTAGTACTAATACTAGGTGTAATACTAGGTGTTAATGTGATGCTAGGTGTTAATGTGATGCTAGGTGTAAGAGATATACTAGGTGTAAGACTAATGCTAGGTGTAGTACTTGATGTTAAAGTTATACTAGGAGTAGTACTAATACTTGGTGTAGTACTAATACTAGGTGTTAATGTGATACTTGGAGTCAACGTAATACTTGGTGTAAGTGTAATACTAGGTGTTAATGTGATGCTAGGTGTAAGAGATATACTAGGAGTAGCACTTGGTGTAGTACTGATGCTAGGTGTTAATGTGATGCTAGGTGTTAATGTGATACTTGGAGTCAACGTGATACTTGGTGTAGTACTAATACTAGGCGTTAATGTGATACTTGGTGTTTCACTTATACTAGGTGTAACACTGATGCTAGGTGTTCTAGTAGGTGTTAATGTAACACTAGGTGTTCTAGTGATACTAGGAGTTAATGTGATACTAGGAGTAGTACTAGTGTTTGGTGTAGTACTGATGCTAGGTGTTAATGTGATGCTAGGTGTTAATGTGATACTTGGAGTAGTACTAATACTTGGTGTTAATGTAACACTAGGTGTTCTAGTGATACTAGGAGTTAATGTAATACTAGGAGTAGTACTAATGCTTGGTGTGAGTGTAATACTTGGAGTTAATGTGATGCTAGGTGTTAATGTGATACTTGGTGTTAATGTGATGCTTGGTGTGGTACTTATACTAGGTGTTAATGTGATACTTGGTGTAGTACTAATACTAGGTGTTAATGTTACACTTGGAGTAAGAGATACACTTGGAGTTAATGTAATACTTGGTGTTGATGTAACACTAGGTGTAAGAGATATACTAGGTGTTAAACTTGGTGTTATACTAACACTAGGTGTTATAGAAAGAGAAGGTGGTAAATTATACCCCATATCAATTTCTTCACGTATAATAACTAACTCAATAGGTAATGAAACTAAATTAGTTTTTTTACTTTGTATTATACGAGTAAACTGAAGAGGATCTGTAAGATAAATTGATATATCTTTTATACTTTTTTCAGCATTTTGAATAGAACGATTATTAGTATCTAATACTCCAGATTCAATTCTAATATTATTACTATATATATCGTTTAAATATCCTACTAATTTCCATGTTAATGAAACTGTATTATAAAAATTTAACGCTGTTTTATTATTGGTTAAAGCATCAAATTTTTCTTTATTAATTTCAACAATATAAGGATTAATAGATGCTTTTAATTGAACAATATAACGAGTAAAATATCCTTTAGTATAATCTTCATTAGTAGGAATAATATAATCACCTTTAATTAATGGTGTATCTAATAAAGTATCAAAACGTTGAGTAAAACCAGATGATATTTCATTATTTTTAAGTAAATTATCATTAGTTAAAGGAGCATCAGTTGTAATACGAGTCAATAAAATAGAAGCGCCTGTATGTTTTTCTCCAGACCAATATCTATTAGCTTTATCTTTATGATAATATCCTTTATAAGGGAGATTAGTGCTAGCTACTACAAAGTTTCCACCTTGATCATATCCTGTTTCTATAATATATGATTCTGGTATATACATTATTTTACTTTCTCTAGGTGGATTATGCTAAAACTATTTGTACCTGATTCTGATAAAGAAGGGGCTCCAAATGCACTTAATAAAGGATTTGGTACTCCAGAATTGCTATCTTTTAATAAATAACTATAAAAGACTCTAAATAGTGATGATGATGGACTATAAAATGAATCAGGTTCAAAACTATAATTAGTACTAAGATGTATTTCAAAAGAAGGAGTACCAAAAAATCCAGGTGCTGCTTTTGTTGAAAGTCCTGTTTTTATAGTATAAAAATTAGAATTTAAACCATAATTAGGATTTTTTATTCCTTCAATTGTAAAACTACCTTCTGATTCTTTATATGGTACTGTAAAAGATGCTGATGTGTCTCTTTCTATTTTGCCAAAAAATGTTTCTAACCAAGCATTATTTAAATCTTCAGAAGATGGATTTTCTTCTCTACTTACGTTATATACACTTAATCCTGGAGATTCACTTAGTAAAAGTTTTTGTATAGATTGATAGGTAGCGTTTAAATCAAATACACCACTTTTAGATGGTGTCATAAATTCATCGAATGTAGCTGGAAAATTAGGTTTAGTAATATCAGTGGTTGAAACCTTACCGTACCATACTTTTAAATATGATGCTAAATCAGTTGTTTTTATATTACCTAAAACTTGTTTCATTTTATCTTTATCAGTTTTAATAGCTGATAGGTTAGAAGAAAAATCATCAACTAATTCTTTACTAATACTTAGTGATGAATCAGATACAACATTAATATATTGTCTAACCATAAAGTCAGCTATAGCACAGAATAAATACCCGTTTTGAGAAGAAATTTTTCTACCAGCCTGTATTAATTTTTTTAAATTATCTTTATTAATTGTAACTCTATCAGCTATATTACTATTATCTAATAAACATATTTGAGTTTTAATATTAGTAATCCAATCGTTATTTTGTAAAGAATGAGATATACCTGTAATAATAAATCCTAAATTTTTATTATAATAATCTTTTGGTAAAATAGATTTATCAATAGTAAATATTTGTCCTATAACTAATCCACCAATACCATCAAGTGTAATTTCAAGTTCAAATGGTATTAATGCTTTAAAATCTACATCATTACCATTTATTTGATAATGAAATGATTTTAATAAACTGCCCGCATTTACAATTTCATTTTCTTGAGGTACACGAGTTATTTTAAAGCCATTTATTTCTAATCCTAAAACATTTCTATTAATATAACTAGTTAATGATTGAATGTTATCAAATATAGCTTTTTGTTGTTCTTCTAATGTTTTAGGAGTAGTTTGATCATCTAAAGTAATATTTGATATTATTCTATCAGTTAGTCCAATATTAAAATATGTTTGAGTTGATGAGTATATATCACCTAAATTATTTGATTGTTGATTTGATGAACCTGCTCCAATAGCTATCATAGTTGATTGCTCAGAAAATATACGAGAATTTATTTTAACATCTCTGCATATACTTTTTAATCCAATTAAATCAAACTTAAATTTACTATCTGGTTTGGCATTTTCAAAGTATTTTGCATCAATAATTTGAACAATATTTTTTTCTGTGTATAGTTTAAAATCATTTATACCACCTAAAGCAAAAGAACAAGCATCTAAAAGTTCTTGTAATAAAGTTAATATATTAGCACCGTCTGGGTTCGATGCTAAACTTCTATATAATTGAATTATTTTACTAATAGAAACATATATATTCCCTATCTGACCAATATTAGTAGGGCCAGCTAAAAATTCAGGTATTATTACTTGTTGAGAAATTGAAGTTGTACCTGATAATCCTGCTGTATTTGCTTCTGTAATTAATTGTGGGGTAAATCCATCTGTTTGATCTGTTATAAATGTAGCTTGAGAATTTTGTATAATACAAGCTGTTGGGTCTATACTTACAGAATCAACACTAGCTAAACAAGGAGTAGAAAAAGGAAGAACTAAATTAACAATTGATTTTCCTGTATTTTTATCTTTATATATAAAAAATTCATTAAGTATAGCTATAAAAGCATTCATACTAATATATTCAATACCTGTTCCTTCTGTTTTACCATCACAAAATTTGATAACAGTATTATCACTTAAAAGTAAATTACCTCCATTAGGTTCTATAGTATAATTATCCCAAGGTCCTTTAACAAAATAATAAGTATTTTCGTTTATTCTAGTTTCAATTTCTTTATAAGTTTGATCAGCTTGTGTACGTAATTCTTTTTGTTGATCTGTTGTTGAACCTGATATGTATAAAGCACCTGAGATTTCTCCTAGAGAAGAACCATTATAGACAAAATTATTAACAAATTCACTTTCATTAATATGACCTATAATATTTAAAAATATTTTTTCAAAATTACTATAAATAGGCTTTGGTGAATCTTCAGGTAAACCATTTACCGTAGGTTGAGGTGTTAAAGTTGCGTCTGAATTACTGCTGACTTTTATTGTTTCTATTACTTCACCTCTAGAAATTAAAGTTGTACTGCATTGAAATCCTCCATTTGGCATTAATTGCCAAGAAAAATTCTTAACAAATCCTAATAAAGCGTCATAGTTACCTTTATTTTTTTCTATATCCTTATCTATTTTATTATATATAGTTTCATCTGTTAATCCTGGTTGGAATGGATTGATGGTTAGGTTATCAAAATTTTTTACACCTTTAATGATTGGGGTATCATTTATATTTGTTGTTGTTTCATGATCAATATATTCAGACCATCCCCATTCTAATAGTACTGTATAGCCAGTACGCATAAATAAAACTTCTAATTCTTCTAATTGATGTTTATCCCAAGCGTAAAATTGAATAGTTGCTTCTCTTAAAGAACCATAAGCGCTTTTATTCATAACGCTAATATTAGTTATGCCAGGCATTGGTCGTAAACCATATAACCTATCTACTTCTTTATTTCCTCTTTTATCTATATTACTAGCATAAACTCCATCTAAATTTCCAACTCCAGCACGTAGTGAATATTGATTTAATCCTTGATTATATAATGTGCCTCCTTCTAAAATATATTTTTTAGATAAAGTATCACCATTATATTTTCCATCATCTGTAAGTTTTCCAGTTTTAGAATCATATTTTTTAGAATCATAATTAACAAAAGATACCATTCTAACCCATGAATTCTTTCCTGTGGTGTATCTTAAAAAGTCAGAGCTACGAGTATCAGATGATATTACTTTTTCGCGGGCTTTAAGTTGAGAAGCTATTACTGGTTTAAGAGTACTTTTAAATATAGACATAACACTTTTTAACTATTTAGTTGTTCAAAATCGTTTAATATTTTAGTTACATCATTTGGTATCCTCAATTGAAAACCAATAGTTGGGTATAATGAATCATTAGGTAAATCAGGATTAGCTACTGATAATATCCACCATAATGTAGGATCATTATAAAACTGATACGCTAAATTATCTAATCTATCACCACGCATTGTATACAGAAAAACATCATTTTCAGTTAATGGTATATCTGGATAACGTGTTGATGAACGATATCTAATAACTTTTGGATATTGAACCGTTGGTTTAGTTTGAATTATTGGGTTATTATCATAGCGATCCATGATAATAAATATGAATTTAAATAGGAATTTTAACTAGTCCAAATATTTGTTACTAGTTAAATTATACGCCTTTTTATCACGAGTAATAAATGGTGTAGCCGCGTATTTACCATCTTGAACTTTTCTTGGTAAGAATGTATGTATTGGTTTAAATGACATATTTACTTTAATATGTTTAGGTACTTCATATTGGCCTATATCATTTATATCTCCTTCAGGATCGCTTAATGCTATTTCCCAATGGGTGTCTAACATACCGCTTAATTTAATATCTGTAAATACACCAGGTTGCCTGTATATATAATCTCCTACAGTTAAATATCCTATATTTCCTCTCATTTTTAATTGACTACTATAATCAGGAGCAAATGTAGACATTAAATAATTTAATTTACTATATATTGGCTTCATTTCTTCAGGAGAATGAGCATATAAAGTAAAAGCTACACTTATATCTCTTGAAAATCCTTCATACACATAAAATTCTTCACCACGGCCCATATAACGATATGGATTCCATTTAGCACTCATTCCATCTTGAAAATCATCAAGATATGCTCTAAAAGCTAATACATCAGTATTTATACTTTTATCAGCTACAGGATTATCATTATTTAAAAATTCAAATCTAAATTTGATTATATCACGACCATAATAACCAGTTACTTTATCCTTATAATCTGTTAAAACATCTGATGTTGCTTTTAAAGCAGAGGCAGAATTACCATAAAATGTTTTACTATCAGTTACATTAATAACATTGATTGAATCTACTTTATAATTGGTTTTAATATTATTAGGACCATATTGGCTAGTTGATGTACCTATTCTTGATTGGATGTTTTGAGTTGGATATGTTCTTTGATTACCAAAAACTTTAAAATCAAGATCTTCAACACCTGTATTCGCAGGAGTTATAGGTTGAGGATCTTTAGGACCAATAATAGGTCGATTATAATTCTCACCAAGATCTGTAACAGGTATTCCTCCTACTACATCTAATCTTCCATCTCTAGTATTTTTTCTGTATGTATCAAAATAATTATTTATACCACTATAATGTAAAAATATACCAGCAGGAGATGTTCTGTCTGTAGATAAAGAGGTAGTTCTTATAAAAGTTTTACCTATACCATAAACTGAAGCTGCTCCACCATTATATGAAGTAAGTTCGATAGATGCGTTACCATCTTCTTTATAAAGTTTATTTAGATAGCCTATTAATCTATTATTTCCGTCTTTATCATTTTTTAAGGTAACGTATTCATAATTGTAAACTTGATTGACATTTTGTCCTACATTAATATTTGAACTATCGCCATTAAAAAATCCAACACCACCAACAGGTATTTTACCATGTCTTATAAGGTGACCACCAATTGCATTAAGAGGAACTTGTGCTAATGTATTAACACCTAAATTATATATTTGAGTTAAACTTTTACTATTAACAAAATTAACTACAGTATTACTAATATTATCTATAGTATTCTGTGTTTTTGTAGGTAGTGGAGATTTTGGAGGAAATTGTTCTAAGGGAGGGTTAGATAACTGTAAACCAACTTGTTTAATTATAAATAAAACACCTCTTCCAGTAGTTAAAAATTTACCTACACGAGCGGTATCTCTAACAGATGCTAAAGTAGCATTTAATATTCCACCACGTATTAATCCATCACTATAATCATTAAATCTAATAGCTGGGATTTTTGGTTTGCTATCAAAGTTTTGGTTATAGTATGGAGCTAAATTAGACCAATTGTTTTTTAATTTTAAGAATGGCATTTATTGTTTTTATTTTAATACCTACCGTCTTTAGGACCTTTATCTTTGTAAACGTTTCCTATTGGTACTCCACTTCCATCTAATTGTGAAGCAGGTACAAATACTGTAAATCGACCTGTTCCATATTTTCTCCCAGTTAACATATCTTGAGATGCTTTTAAAGCATTATTACTAGCTAAAGCTTGAATATCAGATGTTGTTTTTTGGTCTATATTTTCAAAATTAGGGAAAGGTTTACCAGCGTTTCCTAATTTACTAAATTCTAATCTTTTTAATAATGTAAATCCAGTACCTGTAGATGAATTAAATTGAGAATTAACTCCTGCGTTATTTGAACCTAAAGAATTTATATATTGTAAAGGTGTTTTACCATTTATATCTAAAGCAGAAGGTGCTATTTTAGTTCTATTTGGAGACTGCCCATATGTTCTTCCTGAAATTATATCTTGAGAAGATATTAATATATTGTTTTTAGCTAAAGCTTGAATATTTGATGAAGTACGTTGTCCTTCGTTTTCAAAATTAGGACCTGGTTGTCCTTTTAAGCTTATTGTGCTGTCTTTTAATTTATCAAATAATGCCATGATCTGTTGTTTTATATAAATATGTTAAGCAAATGAACTATTTGAACCATTTTGACTAGAAGCTGTATTCCATTCACCAATAGTATTATTATTTACATTTAATGAGATTGGTCTAACAGACATTGCTTCTATTAATTCTTGAGTTTTTCTTTGGGCTTCTTTAGCATTGGCTTCTTCTGCTTTTTTATGTTCTTCAGAATCTTTTAATACACTAACTAAACTAGCAACACCTCCAATTACACCACCAATAGCAGCTCCCCACGGACCAAACATCATTCCCATTCCTGCCCCTGATGCTGCTCCTCCTAAAACACTAACTGTATTTTTGGCACCTCCTTGTTCCATCCCTCCAGCTGCGTTCATCAATGCCATTCCTCCTATTCCTAATCCCATTCCTACCCCTAAATTTCTCATATTCATCATTCCTCCTCTAGCTGCTACTCCAGGAGCAGTAACTGCTGCTGGGGCTCCAGCTCTTGTAAGTGTTATACCTCTTGCTGTTGTCATTGAAACTAATCCTGTAGGTCCAGTTGGCATTCCTGGTGCTCCTACTCCTCCAACACTATATGTAGCTATAGGATCATTAGTTCTACCTGTTGGTTTAGGCATAAATAAACTAGCTCCTAATCTCATAACAGCTATAGCTGCTGGTAAACCAATTAAGGCTGCGGCTAAACCACTACCTAAGACTCCACCTGTTAATGAGCCAAATAATTCTACTATTTTTAATACACCACCAAGTGCTTTTTCTATTAAGTGAAAAAATTGAAGCATTGGTCCTGATGTAATTTTACGAATAACATCTCTTAATTTATCAAATATCTCATGTTGTTCTTCGGCTAAACTTTTTTGTTCAAGGCTTTGTCTAATAGCGTCAGACATTTCTATATTATGTTCTGTAGCGTATTTAAGTTGTTCTTCAGCAGATGCTTTAATTTTATCTCCCAATTGAGCTTCAAATTCTTTTTTACGAAGCATGTCACCCATTTCATTTACACCCATTCCAAATACTTCAGCGTATGCTTTTCTTTGAAGAACATTCATTTTTTCAAATTCATGAATGCTACCTACTTGTTTTACTATCTCTTCTGTTAATTTAGCTGTATCTCCTGATAAAGCAGCAGATCTAGCTTTTTCTAGATTAATAGCTTTACCAGTTAATAATTCTGCTTTAAGTTCTGATTCAATTGATGATTCAAAATTAAGTAATGATTCGCCAACTTTATCTACTTGTTCTAAGGATAGTCCTAATCTATCAGCCTGCATTACAGCTTCAACTAAAGCTTTTGTATTACCTTTAAATTTAGTTAAAATTTCACCACTTACTCCACTTACTTTTTTAAGTACATTTTGGTAACTTATAGTACCACCAAATTGTTTTTTCTGTTCAGCAGCTGTTCTAATAGTAGTACTAAGAATAAAACTAGCATCTTTACCTTGTTCTTGACCTAATTCTTCTAATTTAGCTGCTTGTTCAGCGCTTAAACTATAATAATGAGTTAAACGAGCAAATGCGTCTGCACTTTTTTCACTAAAAGCAACTGTTGTACCTAATGCTTCATTTAACTCTAAATTTGATTCAAGTAAACGTTTTCCTGTGACAAAAGAATCATGAACTGAACTAGCGTAATTAGAGTAATTTTTATATAGTTCATTTGCTTCTTCTTTATTTATTGCTAACTGTCGTCCACTCTTAGTTAGCATCTCATCATGCTCTTTAGCTAGATCAAATATTTTTTTATAAAGAGCAAATGTTAAACCTAATATTACTAAAGGATCATTAAAAGCTTTAAGAAGACCTGCCCCTAATACTTTACTAGAAG